ATACTGAAATAAGCATTCTCATTGATGAATATATTCATTCTGAAAGAGATCGAAAGATTCTTAAAAGAAGACTTATTGATGGCATCTGTTATGAACCTCTAGCCGAAGAATTTGATTTATCGTCCAAGCAAATTAAAAATATCATTTGCAAAGCGGAGAACGTGCTATTTAAGCACTTGTAACGACTAGCCTTAAAGTTCATATATACTTCCATTAAACTTCCCTTTGAGTTTATTTTCAAAGGGAAGTTTATTTTTTATACTTAAATAGTAAAAGGAGGGAAGATCATGGCGTATATCTCTGTAAACCCCAATCCATTAGGATCCTACGTTGGTGATTGTGTAATCCGGGCATTATCTATAGCATTAGATAAACCTTGGACCGAAACATACATCGACGTTTGTATACACGGACTTATGCTATGTGATATGCCCTCTTCTAATTATGTTTGGGGAGATTATCTGAAGCAATCGGGATATAAATCATCGACCATTTCTTCGGAATGCCCGAATTGTTATACGGTTAAAGATTTTTGCGAAGAACATCCGTCAGGCATTTATATAGTAGGCACAGGGAGTCACGTATTGGCGATAATAGACGGTAACTACTACGACTCTTGGGATTCAGGAGACGAGCATCCAATATATTACTATACGAAGGAGGAATAAAAAATGGCTTACAATGGTTATTATCAACCGTATGGTGGATATGCACAGCAGAATTATTATCAACAGGCACCTCAACAGCAACAACAGTCACAGACGAGTTTTGTATCTATACCCAATGAAGATATGGTAAATACATATCCAGTTGGTCCCGGAAACTGCGTTACATTTAAAGTAGAGGGCAAGCCGATAATGATCGAAAAGTCAATGGGATTCTCTCAATTTGATTCGCCTAAGATCAAGCGTTATCGGATAGTAGAGGAAGAGCCTTTACCCGTCAAGACCGATTCCCGGGAAGATAAACCCGCGATCGTGTATGTGGAAAAAACTGAATTCGATAAGACCATAGACTCTATTAGAAAGGATATAGAAGATCTTAAGGAGGGCGTATGATACCAAACGTTGTTCTTCAACTCATAGGAAGATGCATTCCTGATGTACAACAATTTCAAAATGTAAATTCGCCCGATGAATTTGCACAGCGGCTGCTTGAATCCGGGAAGATCAATCAGACACAAGTAAATCAGGCTAAACAGATGTGGAACCAGCCTAACATTAGACAGATGATACATAATAAATTCAAGTTTTGATATTAAAGTCGGTGCACAGGCTTTAATATAAACCGGCTATTCGTCGCGAGAATAGTCGCTGACCTACAATATTTATAGGAGGTAAACGTAATGGCATTAACAGATGAAAGCAACGGCAATGGCTTCTACATGCCTGTAGCTCCCGCTTATGGCGGCAACGGAGGTTTTGGTAACGGTAGCTTTGGCGGAGACTGGGGCTGGATCATTCTTCTTCTCTTGCTCGGCTGGGGCAACAACGGCGGATTCGGCGGGTTCGGTGGAGGTTTCGGTGGAGGCTATGACTTCCCTTGGCTTCTGACAGGACAGCAGAACATCAACACAAACACCAATAACGGCTTCCGCGACCAGATGATCAACGATAACATTACTTCGGTACGTGATGGTATCGCATCTCTCAGCACGCAGCTTTGTGGTTGCTGTGGAGATATGCAGATGGCACTTGCGAATGGCTTCGCAGGCGTTGAACAGGGTGCTAATGCTCGTCAGATCGCTAATATGCAGACTGCATTTGCCGGACAGACAGCTATGGCGCAGGGCTTTAATAACCTTCAGAGCCAGCTTGCTCAGTGCTGCTGCGATAACAGGGCCGCTACCGCAGATCTCAAGTATACCGTAGCAACTGAGAATTGCGCTGATCGCCAGGTTGTAAGCGACGGTATCAGAGATCTTCTGGCTAACCAGACTGCTAACACTCAGAGAATTCTTGATCAGCTTTGCCAGGATAAGATTGATGCAAAGAACGACGAGATCTCAGCTCTTCGTCAGCAGATCGCTATGAAGGATCTTGCAGCTTCACAGGTTGCACAGAACGCATTCATTCAGCAGGGATTTACAAACGAAGTAGATCAGCTGTACAACAGACTGAGTAATTGCCCCGTTCCCTCTACTCCCGTCTACGGACGTACTCCTATCTTCACCTGCAATCAGAACCAGGGTTGCGGATGCGGATGTGGTAGCAACTTCTAAGGAGGCGCGTGAATATGGCAGAGTTTACGAAAAATGATGTTCAGACTGTGAATCCGAACCAACCCGTTACACTCAATACATCAATTGGGTGCAATAAAGGGTATGTATACCACAGAAACGGCAGTGGTATTGTAACTCTCCGTGGCATTACGAATAATTGTTTTGCAAGATATCAGGTGACGTTTAACGGAAATATCGCAATCCCGGATGGCGGAACTGTCGGACCGATAAGTGTGGCTTTAGCATTGGACGGCGAGCCGCTGCTCACTAGCCGTGCAATCGTTACACCTGCTGCGGTCGCAACTGATCCGCCTACACAGGAGAACTTTTTCAATGTTACCAGTACGGCGATAATCAGTGTTCCCAAAGGTTGTTGCTTTAACGTAAGTGTTGAAAATACTTCTGAAAGCGCTACTCCGGCAACAACACCTGCCCCGGCAATATTAGTTCAGAATGCCAACTTAACAATTTCACGCATAGCTTAAGGAAGGAGGGAAACCATGCATAAACTGATCGAATATGTTTGCGATGAGCTTGAAGAGTTAGAGCGCAAAGCAGATAAAGGTGGTAAACTTACAGCAGCTGAGATACAGTACGCCGACATGCTTGCCCATCTTAAAAAGAATATTCTCACTGCAGATGCAATGATGGAATCTGAAGATGAGTATAGTAATGAATCCGATAATTCATATGCGAGAGGCCGTGGTCGTAATGCAAGACGCGACTCCATGGGTAGATACTCTCGCGAAGGTGGTTCTTATCGTGGTGGATCGTATCGCGATGGAAGAGGCGGCTCTTACGACGGATATAGTCGTGAGGGTGCCAAAGAGGATATGTTGATGCAGCTTCGTGATATGGAACAGGACGCCGATGAAGAATCTAAACGGATGATCAGAAAGTGGATTAAACAGGTTGAGGAGCAGTAATGTTTACCCAAGCAGAGCTTATAGATGCAATTAATCAATTAGAAGGCGGAAAACATAGCATTCAGAATTGTGAGCGATTAGCGGCTATATATACCGTGTTAGATCATTTATATACAGAGCCGAAGTTAGACACTGGATATTCAAGAGATAATAAGGTTGAGACCGAAACCATTGTTGGTAATTACGGAGACTCAGAATTTTTGAAAGCTATATCAGGTAAGCCAGCTAACGAAGTCTGGGATCTGATCGACGAATTGATTGATGCGATAAGTGTGCTTAATCCGCGGTTGGTGTCTAGTTTCTTTAACAAGTTATACGACATATAAAATTAAAGCCCCTTTAATGGGGCTTTAATTTTATTTCTGTCTTTTACTTGATCTCTACGAACCAGCTCTTGTGATACATCTTAGAGATGACGTACTTCTTTCCGGTCTCGGGATTTACCCAAACGGTTGAGAATCTATAAGTCTCATCGGTAGCTACACACTGTATTCTCTCCTCGGTAAATCTCTCATTTACTACTACGTTAGCTGTGAATTTCTTCATGTTGTTCATCCTCCTTCTTTATTATGAATATATTATACTACAGGATCGAAGAAATGGCACTATTTTTTTATAACAATTTTTTAATATTGCGCAGAAAAATAAGCGAGAATACTTAGATTCTCGCTTATGCCCGTATAAATTATCGAATGTAATATTTAAAAGCTGGCAAATAATAAATATGCGCTGGCAAATATCATTCTCTTACCTTACGTCTTCTAGGCTTAGGCTCACTGGACTCGACCGGAGCGGGCATCACGTCATCGAAGGGAACCTCTTCTCTGGGATCCTCAGCAAGTTTCACCCAGTTTTCCTGGAGAGCTTCTTCTGCCTTCTCCTTAGCGATCTCACCGCGTGATTTCCTGCGTTTGGATTCTTCAGGATCAGGCTCTTCTACCACCTCGGCTTCTACATGGGGTGTATCTTCAGCAGCGCTGGGAGCCTCTTCATTGGATCTTCTCCTGCTTCTGCGACCCTGGGGCTTTTCAACGTCTCCGGATTTCTCCTCGTCAAGCTTTGCAATCTCGGTATCGCTTACAGCGCCGTCAAACTCATAGTAATTACGGATCTTCGCGTCTACATATGCAAGATCATTGTCGATACTAAATGAGTCAAACATACCAAGGGGGGATTTAACGGTATCTTTGCCACTGTTCTGAGTGAAGAAATAATACTTACCTTCGCTTACACCTGTCTTGAGAACGATCGTGAATAATCCTTCAACGGTGATCTTCTCGCGAAGTAACTTACCAATCAGCTTCACCGTGGTAAGCCCGCTATCAAGGGTTTCACAGTGAGTAAGATAATATACGCATACGTCGTTTGGAAGCTCGCGACAAACATCAATGATATTGAAATAATTCGATCCGAAGTCATTATACTTGTCCCAGCCTGTTTCCTTGATCCTGTTCATAAAAGGAATCGCCAGAATGTACTGGAAATCGTCGACGACGATGATCTTCTTGCCGGCTCTAGCCTGCTGCTTCATAAAATCACAGATCTTATCAGCACTGGTCACTCCATCAAGAGTAGTGAAATGTCTGGCCCCCTTAAAAGGCAGTGGCTTCCCCACCGGATTAACGATTGCCGTAATTGCGGGATCGCAGTTTCTAATGGACGTAGATTTGCCCGTTCCTGATTCTCCCATGATTAAGATTTTTTCTGCCATTTTGTCTCCTCCTTATGCTGTTTTTCTTGACCTTCTTCTTCTTCCTTCGAGCCCTGCGTATCTGCGCCAGTTCTTTCTGAACTCACCAGACTTGATCAGATTGTGCAGAGCACTTCCTGCGTACTTCTTCGCAACCATACGATCGATCTTTCTGGTATGAACACGTATTGCGGTTCTTTTTTGCTTCATTATACTTCCTCCTTAAAATTTTATATCGAAGGATGCGGGTACATCCTCTACCGAACAAGCCTTGATAATTTCTCCGGTTTCTGAATCAATAACCTCACTGTCGCTAATCACGAGCTTCTTCTTGTACTCTGCCCAATCAACCGATCTCTTCACCTTGATGTATTCTTCCTGACCACTGCTCTCGAGATAAGATAAGAGAGCATCATCGTCGTGAATGATTTTATCGGAAGCTTTCTTCATTACCAGGGATCCGGATAAGAGCTTGTAGCTTTCCTGAGTTTTAGTCTCCTTGTGAGGAACCTTGTTAAAGTAAAGGGCCAAATGGCTCTTGAGGAACCTAGTCTTGTTCTCACACTGAGTTTCAAGCTGGCTTATCTGCATGTTGAGCTCAGCTATCTGATCATTGGCTATGCTGATCAAACGATCTCTTTCAGCTTCCTCTTCCTTAATCTTCCGGATAGCCCAGTCAGCTAACTTGTCATCTGTGATACTAAACGTTTCGTTTAATTCGTAGTCCATATTATACCTCCTTCTTATGCTCATATTATAACATAAATCAAAAACATTGGCAAGAGTTTTTTATTCTTTTATAAAAAATCATTTATTAAGTCTTTCAAACCACAGGTCTTGCATCTGTACATTTTCTTGGTACCAGAGGGGGTTTTTGGTTTTGATAAATGATACGAACCCGTTAAAATTGTCCGGGTACAATAAAACTCCGATTCCGCCGGCTTCTCTTATTTTTCTAAGATTTACCAACTGCAGTAATTTAGGTCTGCCTGTGTCCGATTTTAATTCTATTCCGTAAAAGATCCCGTTAATGCACGCTAATACGTCAGGCACTCCTTCTTTGGTGTACTTCGATCCGGCCCAATATTTAATATACCAACTTCCGACTGAATTTAGGTATTTTTCAAGTTTATTTTTAAATCGCGTTTCAGGTCCAGTCATCGTTATCACTCCATTTTTGCACCGCATTTTGAACAATAATTTTTGCTCACCGCGAAGAAATCAATACGCTCATCGCCGCATTCGGACCATTTAATCTGGCGCGCTAACCCGCCATCTACCGCGATAGGGCAGCCCTGAAGCCATTGCCCCTTCTTCCTTGCGGGAGTGACAGGCGGTAAATTATCTATCTCCTCATTCACTACCTTAAGAGCATCATCTATCAGAACTACTCCTTTTATCTTGGCCGAATTACCGGAAGTTAGAACCCCATTATAATTTTTCGTTATTCTACTCTTTATATTACTCTTTAGTTTCTTAGCTTCCTTTTCTGTCATTGTGCCACCTCACGTATCTTAAATAATCTACCATTACGGCAGATCTCAACTTCTTTACCCTCTTTCGTTGTGGCCTGTTTTTTCTCTTTGTTGGAACCAATAACCTCCGTCATCCTCTTCCATTTCATAACGTCCGTCTGTGTCAACCCCGCAATTAGGGCAGATTTTTACAGTGTCTTCACACTGGCATTTACAAACCGAACACATCCAGTCGTGAATTCCTAATTGCCCGCGCCGTTCAATCCAACGTGGTGGTTTCGTTGCGGGAATGATTGTAGGTGTGTCCTCATTGAAGGTGTCTACCGAAATTTCTCCAAGATACTCGTCAATAACATCTGGTCCTAACCACCTTGATACTTTATTCTCCTCAATATATGCGTCAGCGTCAATCAGCCTTCCATGATGTTCAGGAAGAGAAGTGCCGTTTGCGATTGCTTCAACTAAACCGCTGAACATTGAATTATATCCATAATCGGACAGCTGTTTTATATCTTGAAATTGTTTTTCTGATATCTCAATCACTATCTGCATTAGTTTTCTCCTTTTGTTGCGGGAACAATTGTAGGTGCTTTTTCAATCATTTCGATAACATCCTGTGTATATAATCTTCCAAAGTCCAATTCAAGATTAGGACCGTAAGCGCGGTCAAGATTATCTACATCAAGACTACTACGTTCAATCAAATCTGAATGGTGTTCGGGAAGGGGAATTCCATTCTTAATAGCATTCCCGATAATTCCACCGAAATCGTAATAACTGCCTTTTAGGTCATTGCTTTCGGCGCAATCAAATGCTTGCTTTGCTTCTTCGGGTATCTTAATTACTAATTCTATATCTGCCATGTTTATCCCTCACTTTCTGTCTTACGCCATACCGCAGTGGTCTTCATGCGGTAACCTCCCTCCAAAGCTTGATGACTTCAGGCTCTTCTACATTCACATGAACCTCGATGCCGCGTACCTTGATCATCGTGACATATTTTACCTGATCAGGATAAGGAATATATGCCATAATCTCTTTTCCTAATTCCCATCTGTATTTGGCGCGTCCGAACCTGAAATCTTCCTTGGCTGCCGTCTGAATCAATTCGTCCAGCCTCTTCATGATTTTCTCTGTTTTCTTCTTGCTCTCTTCACTCATTTCTTGTACCTCATGTTTTTCTGATATGTTTTTTGCACTCTCTGCCAGAGTTCGTAGCTTATCGTCCTCAGCGGCTTTTGGAAATCTCGTGATAACTGACTCTTTGACCGTAATACATTCCGGCTTAACTTGCGCAATGACCACCCATTATCTACCAAGAGAACTGCGTCGTTCAGTATCTTTATTTCGCGATTTGTGAGGTCGTATCTTGATACGTCCAGCTGATAGCCTGCATATAAACTCATTTAATCACCTTTGTCTTTCTCGTCTGGATAATACATCTTCACGTCTTGTAGGATCTCCATTGCGATGATTCCGAGTGCCCCTCCAACTACAACTCCTAACAAAAAGCCTAACATTTTATCCTCCTCAATCGTAGAAATAGTGATGTTCGCCGTCAAAAAACTCCCACGTGTGGTGATTTCTGTGGTAAGAAACGTATTCGCCTTTCTCGTTTTTCTTATTGTAACTATCGTCCGAGCAAAACCATAAGCAATCGTGTGTCTTGCCCCATTTCAGAACAAGATCTACAGCGTGTCTCGTGCCATCTGTGATTGGAACTGAATAATATCTTCCATCGCCCAAAGGTGAGAACTGCCACACACTATGATCGTGTTGAAACACAACGTCTTTAATCGTACCTGGCCATTTGTCACTTTCCACTCTTGCCAAAATGCAACTGGCTACGTTCATTTTTTGTTCTACATTTCCGCCGGTAGCCTCCGCTTCGACAATATGCCATAATATCTCACGTTCTTCTTCACTCACGATATAATCATAATGAAACATCATATATGCCTGGTAATACAATGATCGATAAGGCTCTTTAGGCAGCTCATTTTTATAAGCACATTCCATCATGTAACTAAATCCACCTAATGCCTCATC